CCATATGTTGGTAAAAGATTCTTCGATAGGATTCAAAACTGTTTCACTGAACCAATCTTTTGCACCTTGCCAGAATTCTTTAATGCTATCCCAAACTCCTGTAACCTTTTCTTTGATGAGATCCCACTTCTCAGTAAAGAAATTTTTAATCGGTATTAATACTGTGACGTTGAACCAATCTTTGGAAGTTTTCCAGTACTCTTCAATTTTGTCTTTAGCCTTATTAATGCTATCTTTTATATCTCCCCATTTGGTCTCTGCGGTAATTTTAATGCTCTCCCACGTTTGCGAAAACCATTCTTTTATCGGACCAGTGATATTCTCGGAGATCCAAGCACCCATTGCTGTCCACGCATTCAGGATACCTTGCTTTAATCCCTCTATGAGATCTCCACCCAATTCTGCCATAACAGTAGACGGTGACGTGATCCCAAACGCTTTCTTAAAACCGTCAACAAATGGATCTATTATGTGCTCCTTAATCCAAGTTCCGATATCCTTGATTGCATTAATAATGCCGTTTAAGACTCCCTCCCATATATTACCGCCTGCTTCTTCAATGTAAGCGTTGAAATAAGTTTTTGTGCTTTCCCAGCCTTCTTTTAACGCTTCCCAAGCTCTTGTTACTAAACTTACTATAAGTGCAGTTGCACCACCAATTGCAGCACCGAGCAATTCAAATACTCTTGAGACTATGCCACTCCAATCTATGCTCTCCAAAAATGCTCCAATGCTGTCCCATATATTAGTACCTAATTTTCCCCAATCTAATCCTTCAATGAATCCAATAACCAAATCAAGCAATCCATTTATAGCTACACTTAGATTTTCTCCTGCTCCAGCTATTATTCCAACCCAGTCAATATTGTTAATGCTATCAGCGAAGCCTGTGCCCAAACTGCTCCAATCAAAACCCTTCATGAAACCAGATGAAAAATCAAGGACACCTATTATACCGTCTGAGATCTTCTTTCCAATTTCACCCCACGGCACACCTGCTATGCCTTCACTAAATTTCTGCCCGATACTAAGTCCTAACTCATACCAATTACCTTCTTCAAATATAGCTTTTATTCTGTCCGCAATACTTAATGCTTCATCTCCAATTTTTACCCATTCTTGACTCGCTCCACCTCCACCACCACCTTGATTTTCAGTTGTATCGAGAACATTTATTTTGTCGAACCCAGCTAAAGCACCTTTTGCCTTGTCAGCAGCACCTCCTGCAGCTTCTGCTCCTGCTTCTACAGTTTTCCAATATCCTTCTTGACCTGTTAATGAAGCTATTACCTGTGCAATTAAGTTCAACAACCGTATAACTGCATTAGTAACCGTTGTGATCCACGGCATTGCTGCCAGGATCAGTGGACGAAATGCATACGTTATAGCATTTTTCAGTTCTGCAAAAGTCTGCTTAAGTTCTTCAAGTTTTCTTGCTTGTTGGAGGACATCTTCGCCTGCACTTGCAGCTGCTTTACCTGCTGAAGAAATTAGACGGATTAAACCAGCAATTGCAGCAACAGCTGCTACAATGAGAACAATAATTCCGATTGTAAGTGCTTTTCCAATTCCTGCCAGGACTTTTCCGACACTCTTTCCGAAACCCAAAAATGCTTTTCCAGCCCCCTTGAGAGAATTTCCGATCTTTGCGATGCCCTCATTAACACCCGCTGTGTCTATTCGAGTGTCAAATCTTATTGTTCCGTCGTAACCTAATTTCATTAATGCACTTCCATCGCTTCAAGAAATAGACGTTCAGCTTCTTTCTCTTCCAGAGTGCGATCATCGTAATCTGGAATATCAAATACATCTCCCATTTCTCTTGCAATTTCTCTTTCCTCTTTTGTGGCTTTGCCTGTTTTTACACGTTTTCGCAGACTTATCAATTGGCAAAAAGTGGTGTCTTGTCCCAAATCCATGAACAAAGCCATAAATTCCCACCAGTGCAAATATTCTATTGTTTGAAGATCGATATTGTGTGTCTGCTTGAAAGCTGCGAAAATGTAATTGGCATCTTTCTGAAAGCTGTATAATCGCATACCTGAAAATTCTTCATCCAGCTTTTCATTCCCGCAATTCAGAAACCAAATTGCTTTTTGAAGAGCCTCATTCAAATCTTCTGGGATTTCCTTATACAAATTGAGCAGCATAATTTGATATTTCTCTATGTCTGCAAGCTCTTCATCCTCGAATGCAAGTATTGTAGACAGACAATATCTGAAATCAGAGTTTATTTCATACTCTTTCCCACCTATTTCAATAGAGATCGGCAGTCTGTCTACTAATATGTTCATTATTTCTTTCGAGTATATTTTGTAACCTTTTCCGTCCGAGAAGATTTAATGAATGGTGTAATACCTGTGAAAAATTGTTCAAACATTTCCAGAGATTGGGTTTCTCCAAAAACTGTTTGAGAAGTCCCAGCACCGAAAACCTTATCTATTTGCTCTCGCAAGAAATTACAAACCTCGACAACGAAATCTAAAGTTTCTTGCGTATTCACAGGAATCCCATATGCATCTTTTTCTTCATTCTTCTGGATTTGTTCGATGCGTTCTTGAAACTTTACTTCCTGCTCTTCAAACACTTTTATAAGAGCATAGAATTTTTCAGCAAACAAAACATCGTTAGGATTAAATTCAATGAACCTATTCGGATCATCGTTTATCATAATCCTTTTTAAGCCAGAGTCAATTCGAAGATTGTCCATTATACTGTCCTTGTGGCTTCAATAACATAGGTATAAGTAACACCACTAACCGTTACTGCGATAGTAATTGTATTTTTCCCAAGATTCAAATTCGCATCAGCGCCCTGTGCAACCACAACATCATTGCATTTCTGCACAATAGTTGCACCGCTCAAAGCGCTGCTAACCGTTACAGTTGCAGCTGCGATGGAAGTTGTGTAGAACAGGTTACTTTTATTAGCTGTGAACAGCGGTGATAATGTTCCTGAACCCAGTGTAAGAGTTGTTAAAGTGTGTGTGAGCGGTGCTTCCAGCGGCGACCAAACTTTTGTTGTCGGATTGAATCTTCCCAGTACAGGATCTCCAATAAAGTTTACTGTGTAGTTAATTTTATTAGAGCTGCCGCCCTCCCCTCCAAATTCATCTAATTGTACACTGCAAAACTGTTTCTCTGCAGGGTAATAACCTGAAATTGGATTTTTGTACGTCCACACATTTATAACTTCAGTCTCTGCAGCTGAGAGAATACCTCTATCTTTCCGTAAAGTGTCCACAAATTCGAACACAGCATCATCTTTAATAGCTGTCGACTCTATCGGAAATTTAGGAGCATAACTTTCTACTGTAACCGTGGCATTGTCCTCGTGAATATAAGTTTCCTCTTCCACTTTTGGATTGTAACCGATAGACCCTGCAGTAACTCCTTCACCAATTAAACCCCAGCTTGGAGATGCAAGCGTTCCCACATTCAGGAACGAACGAAATGCGCTTCTTTTTATTTTAGCCATAGCTGCTCCTAACTTGCAGTAAATGTTTTTGAAGTTGTGTTAAAAGTGCCAGGTATGGGATCTCCGATGAAGTTGATGGTATAATTAATTTTTGTACTGGAACCGCCTTCACCACCAAATTCGTCAATTTGGATAGAGACTGTCTGCTTTTCAGCAGGATATGCTGTAGGACCACCTGTCTCATATGCCCATACATTTACAATATCTGTCTCTGCAGCACTTAAAACTGCACGAGAGATTCTGAGACTGTCTATGAATTCAAACACACTGTCTCCAATGACAGCGGTTGATTCTATTGGCAGTTTAGGTGCATAGCTCTCCACTGTAATAGTGGCACTGTCTTGATGAATATAAGTTTCCTCTTCAACTTTTGGATTATATCCGATAGAACCTGCAGTGACTCCACTTCCAATCAAAGCATAAGTTGGTGTGGAAGAGGGAGTTATATTCATAAAGGTCATAAACTTTGATCGCTTTATCTTTTCCATTTCTACTCCTGTTTATACAATAGCCGACACTGAATTTGGTAAATTCCAGTATCGGAGTTTCCTTGTTCGTACAAATAACCCCAGCCTGTTGCTTCAATAAGCTCTGGGGTTTGTCCACTATCTAACGTTGGAAAATTTCCAGCTTCCGTTTGAGACTCTAACCAATCTGCAAATGCTTCAAAGAATCCATTATTCTCTAATCGCTCCAGATCGGCAGCAGTACTCTCTACACTTCTGAAAGCAAAAGGATACTCACGAAGTGAGGAACCGTCAACATATTGCTCCACAATTTTATTCCCAGCAAGTGGAACAACTGAATATTCTGTAGGTATTGCACCAAGATAATCAACCCACACAGGCGCACCCGATGCTAACCCAGTATAATTTTTCAGATATGCTCGAATTGCACTAATTATGCTCATATTTTACCTTCAGCATCACCACCCGTAAGTTTAGCAGCACCGTCTAATATTTCTCGACCATGCACTTCTTTCATGCGTTGGAACCAAAAGCTCCCACGCAATTTTCCAGTCTCAGATTTTGTTTTCCGAACAAGATAATACTGGTAACGTGCATATGGAGCAATGTAAGCCACCTTACCTGATCCGATAACTGTTCCCAGAATTCCTGACTTGATTAGCATACCTGTTTTCATAGGGACATAAGGCTCGCAAAGTCTCAGCACTCCACTGTCCACAAATTTCTGTGCTTCAGTAAATTTTCGATTCCATTTGGGTTTGAAATTCACGTCCCAAGTAAGTTCAGCTTTCCCATTGGGACCGACAATGATCCAGCCACGTGGTGTGCGAATTT